TAAACACTTAATGGATACTGAAGAGTATAAAGAAGTTTTTCCAACTAGACTTATGGAAGACAGCAAAGCCGCTGGTCGCTGGGAAACAGAACAAGGTGGCGAGTACTTCGCTGTTGGTGTTGAAGGTGCTGTAACCGGAAGGGGTGCTGACCTATTAATTATTGACGACCCCCACTCTGAGCAAGATGCTATGTCCAAGAAAGCATTAGATCGAGCTTACGAATGGTACACAGCAGGACCTAGACAAAGACTTCAACCAGGAGGAAGAATCGTCCTGGTTATGACAAGATGGAATAAAGGAGACCTAACTGGACTCTTACAAAAAGCACAGACAGAACCTAAAGCAGATCAATGGGAAGTAGTAGAGTTCCCTGCTATCATGCCATCAGGTAAACCTGTGTGGCCAGAATATTGGGACATTGAACAACTTCTATCAGTTAAAGCTTCTGTTGCACTTCCTAAATGGAATGCTCAGTATATGCAGAATCCTACTTCTGAAGAAGGAGCTTTGATTAAACGAGAATGGTGGCGCAAGTGGCCAGAGACTAGAGGCATACCACATTGTGACTATGTTATACAATCTTACGATACAGCATATTTAAAAAAGGAGACCGCTGACTTTAGTGCCATTACAACTTGGGGAGTTTTCCGTGAAAACGAAGATTCTAAACCTAATTTAATTTTACTCGATGCAGTTAAAGAGAGATACGAGTTTCCTGATTTAAGAAGAGAGGCACTCAAACTCTATAAATATTGGGAGCCTGAGATAGTTTTAGTTGAAGCTAAGGCTGCTGGACTTCCTCTGATATACGAATTAAGAAATATGGGGATCCCTGTTATTTCGTTTACACCTAGCCGTGGAAATGATAAACATAGTAGAGTAAACGCAGTATCGCCGATGTTTGAGGCCGGACAAATTTGGGCTCCTACTCATTTGCAGTTTGCACAAGAAGTCATGGAGGAATGCGCAGCATTTCCCTTTGGCGAACATGATGACCTTGTAGATAGTACAACTCAGGCGGTAATGAGGTTTAGACAAGGTGGATTGCTAGGTCACCCAGAAGACTACAAAGACACTCCTAAACCAAATGAAGTAAAGGAATATTATTAGATTATGAGTAAAGCTTTAATGGAAATTTTTAAAATGTC